TAATGTATTGCCAATGGTTGTGTCAAATGTTGTTGAGTTCACTGTGTTCCAAGCAAATCCTTGTTGAGTACCAGATGCTAATTTTAAGATATGGAATTGTGACAATGCAACAATTGATGCAACACCAGCTGCTCCAATGGACCTCACTGTGAATGTTGTTGTCAGATACCACACTTGATTGGTGATTGCCGGCATAGTCAATGGTCCTGAACTACCTAATGAGACAGCTCCACTCTTTAATCTTATTGTGATGGTATTATTGTTCTGAGCACTCATCACTCCTCCCATATCAAGTCTGAAAGAATCACCAACAGAGAAACCATTTGCTGGAACACTTAATGATCCAACCCCACCATCAATCAAAGTTAGTTCACTTGTTGTGCCTGTGATTGTTGGACTATTAGCTGTCTGAGCAAAGAGGCCATAGTTAGTTGTTGCAACTGGACCAGGAATTGTGACAACAGTCTTGCTGCCATTGTCTGATGCTGTGACTCCAGCTCCGACAAAGTCAATGGTTGATCTCTGAGTCAAGTTTGATCCTTCATTCTGAACTGTCTCATATGCCTGAGCTGTGACATTGATAGTTGTTGTTGCCATTATAAGTTGATATTTATTGTATTATTGGTTGTTGTGTCCTGTGTGAATGTATCCTCAAGTGAGCCATTGACATACACTTGATATGTTGTTGTTGGATCTCCACAATCTTGACCTGGAGGATTGCCATTCTCAAAGTCATAGTCATCATAAGGAATGGAACACCAATCATTGTAGTCATAAATTGATGCACTCACATTGATTGTCCATCCAGCTGTGACATCTGGTCCTCTGTTTATGAATGGTTGTGTTGTGATATCTCCATTGATATCCATGAACTCCTCAAATCTCCATTGCTGCAATGTGATTCTGATGTCATTACAGATGCTCAGACAATCAGAATGTATCTCATTAATCTGTCTATATTCTTGGATGTTGTATTTATCACATATTGAGATGACCATGTTCACATTCACAGCTTGATCAGTCATTGATCCTGGCTGTAAAGTGACAACCATCAAAGGATATTGAGCTGCATCTCTTGAGACAGCATCAATGAAATCACCTTGAAAGAATTCGTTTATCTGCCGGTGTTGTGTTGCTATTATTTCCAGCTCTTTCATTAGCTGGTTTAACGTTCTTTCCATCCTTATTGAGATATGCTTTTAGTTTATCAATCTGTTTCTTTGAGAATTTCATTGTATCCAATTTAATGGCTTATATCCTGTTTTATCTTTCTTGACATATTCATTGCAATGGTCAGAACACATATCACAATACTCTGGATATTTTGTTGCCTGGTCATCCATAAGGAATCCAACAAGTCTTTCCTTGTAAAAATATGCATCCTTTCTCAACTGGTCTCTGAATTCATGAACATCAGTCAAGGTGTTTGCCTGAAGATTCTCATCAGATACTCTTCCTGTTGATTTGTTTGTCATCTTCTCATTCAAGAGTAATGCTGCTCTGTAATCAACAAATGCAACCAAACATGGCACCACATAATCATTCATTAATGTAAGATAGTCAGGAGTCCATGTGGATGTCTCAACTCTCAAAAGCAATGCATTGTAAAGCGGTGTGCCAAGAGCTGGCTGAATATGCATGTCTTGACTTCTCTTGATAGCTACTGCCAAGAGCTTTGTATCTGTATTGTTGTGGATGAGTCCTAATTTTTTAAGATTCTCCACTGATAGTAGGTAGTTCATAGTCTTATCGTTTTACAACTAATTGTTGAATCCATTCATGTCTACACCATGGAGTTGATACTTGAGTATCTGGATTGGTGTACCATCCTCCTCTGTATCTCCACACATCTCTGTAAGGTGTTAATCTTCCAGAGATAGTATTAATCTCATCCTTTGTGTATAGTCTATTAAGGCCCATTAATCTCTCGCAGAATTGTCTTGATCCACTCTTTGCTGGAGGAACATCAAGTCTTGTTCTGTATCCATATCTCACCTCAAATCTTTCAATCGGAATCTGCTCCTCTCTCACAAGTTGAGTCCCTAATTCAGTGACCTGTCCCTTTGTGATGACCTCCCACTTCATGAGCTTAGCCATTGACTTGGCAATCTCCTCAATGTTTGTGTTCAGAGCTGTGGCAATAGCATTGCTATCCTCACCATCTCCAATCATCTTGAGTACATTCTTGTCAAAGTCATTGAGCTCTGCTGAGATTTCTCCAATGGTTGCAAAGAGTTGATCTTGTTTTGAGAACACATCAGCCGATGGTGTATCCCAAGCTATTGGAAATGTGGCAATCACATCATATTCATGAGCTGGCTCACCATATTGAGCAAAGTATCCTATCTCATCATCTTGATGTTCAAACTTGCATGAGCTCAATTGCTGTGCTCCTGGTTGCAATCCCACAATTCTCCTTGCTTGTGCCTCATCAATATGTGGATATGTTGTCATGATGATTGTCAATGCTGATTCACTTGATATCTTTCCATCATTCATCTTGCATACAACATCCATCAAGGCATTGATATCTTGTCTGTTGAATGCTGTCTCTTGAGCAACAGGCTGTGCTGCCACAGGAGCAACCTCAGCTGTTCCAATTGGTTTAACATCTCTCAACTTCACAACTCCAATATCTCCAGATAGTCTGACCATTTCATTCAATATCCACTCAAGTCTTTTTTGCCTTGTGTCAACATATGTTGTTTTAAATATCTCAAATAAATCTGCACTCTCAGCTGCATTGAATGAGCCTTCTGGAGCAACACCAAACAAAGATGGAGCAACAACTGAATGAGCCACAAGGATGTTCTGTTGAACACTTGACTCAAGAGCATCATATCTCTTGTCAAGGTCATTGCCTGTCAAGTTCTCAACTCTTGGAGCCTGGTCAGATGATGGAGCAAATGTGATGATGATATCACCACTATTCTCAATGTTGGATGCTGGTCCTTTGATTTGATTCTTGAATGACTCCGCCTCCTCTTGAGTTTCTGGAAAGCCATCCATGAAAGTGATCATAGTTCCTGACTTGAATCCATTCTGCAATTCATACATGTGGAATTTTGAGATGTCAACATCAGTCTGGATTGCTGTGATTCCTCCTTGATATGGCGGCTTTGGATATACTCCATGCTCTTTGCGGCCTTTCTTTGCAGGATCCTTGTAATACAATACAAATGAGCCTACCTTATTAGTCTCATCAAGAGCTGGAATAGTTCTGAGATTTGTTTTCTCAGCTGATTGCTGTTGAACTGTCCAGTCATCTGATAGATAGTACATTCTTTCATCAGATGAGATTCTGATTGCATCAATGGCAAGATACTCCCAAACAGCAACTCTTGTCCCTTCTCTGTTCCATGTGCCTTTGACAGCGAATGCTCCAAACAATTCATAATCAAATGCCAATTGTTCAACAATCTCATTCATGTTAAAGTCAGAGTATGGATTTGCAATGAATCTTGCAAGCTCACCAGAGACAACCTCAAGACCTCCACCAGCAATGTAGTGAGTTTTATTCTTGATGATTCCTTGATGCCAAGCTGAGCCATTAAAAAGATCCACTAAAAAAAATGGGTAGTCATTCTTTTTTCCCCATTTGATAAAGCCAAGCATTCTATCTTGCTCCTCAATTGGAAGGACAAAGTCCTTTCTGAATGACATTGATTCAAATTTATTCATATATATTGAATGTTATATTAGATGAGAATTCAATGGAAGGTGAATCAATCTCATAGACATGAGCTCTGCCTTCCTCAACCAAGCCATCAGACAAGTCTGGATCAAGATTGGTTGATGATGTTTGTTGATAGATTCTGTAAGTGTAGTATCCATCATAATCAAATGTCACATCCACACCATCAACAAGCAAGAATTCATCATATCGTGATGTTGCTGTGCTGATATTAGCCAAGATGCAATAGTATTTCAAGAATGATTGCTCATGCTCAAATTCAAATAGATAGAAAACTGGACTAACTGTTGTCAGTTCCGTTACTGTTACTATCAGATTGGAAGAGGTTGCCTTCTGTATTCTCAGCATTTTTAATTAGTTTAGGTTTTCTTTTTTCAAAAATGTGGAGGAATCCAAGAGACACATAATAGTCCTCTTTTCCTCTCTCAATATCAACCCATCTACTCAAGAGAGCTGACCATTGTTTTGATCCGATAAACTTTGCTTTTATTTCCATGGTTTCAAATATACAAAAAAAGGAGGGACACAGCCCTCCCTTTCTTATAAGAGTTTACAATTTATTAGATTGATGGAGATTGCTGTCCAATTAATGTATTGTAGATGATAGGATCAACATCTGGAACAGGATCATTTTCCAATCCTCCCATGATGATGTCATGACCTAATCTATCAGACTTTAATACTCCAGATCCATAAGCAGAGGCCTCAGCAATTTGAAGGCCTTCACCGAATCCAAGAGCAACAATAGTCCCATCAGCTTTCTCAACCAAAGCAACAACTTCATTCTGTCCAAGCAAGTGAATCTCATTGCGTAATTCCTTTGTATCTGATGCTAAGATCATTGTCAAAGTTTGTTCATACCAAAGAGTCCCATTTCCTTTGTTCACTCGGATTGGTGCAGTGTAGCTTGATAAATTTGATTTCAATTTATACAAGAAAGTCTCTCCAGTTACAGTCAAAGTATCAACTTCATTATTTGTGTTGACATTTGCACTGGTTACATTGCCTAATGGAAACAACAACACTGACTTGATACCACCTTTTCCATTGGTACAAGTTCTGTCATTATATCCGGCAGTCATATTACAAGCCATTGTTATTTCTTTTTTTAATGTTATACAATAGAGAGGAGTTGCCTCCTCTCATGTTAGTTATTAGTTAGGTGAAGATGTTCCGTTCCACACTCCAATTTGATCCAAGAATGGCACCTGAACACCAGCTCTGAACTTAGAACGTAAGTAGATTACATCATCATCTTGAGAATACCATAAGTCAAAGTTCTCAAAGTCAGAAGATAAGTCAGTTCCGAATACAAATTGAGATGCACGACCTGTGTAGATGTTATCAAGACCATTCAATCCGTTAACTTTAACAATTCTCATGTTTGTTCCTGGAAGGATCAACTCATTCAAGTCACCAATGTTTGCTGGATTGTAATGGAATAAGTTATCATCAACCAAGTTCTTTGTCAAGAAATTAAAGTTCTCACGACCTGTGAAACAGATAAAGTCATTTGCCTCAGCAACATTTGCTGGTGTGTTAACAAAACACTCATAGAACACATCAAAAGCATTAGATGCTGAGATTGATGCAACTGATGATGTATTCAAGTTCACACAACCATTTGCAGTTGTTAAGAATTGACGGAATCCATTCATGAATGCCAAGTTACCTGTACCAGTAGCTTTGTTACCTTTCCAGATTAACTTGTCTAATTCAAATGAATGTAATTGCAATAAGTAGTTGATGATTTGTTGCTCAAATGGAAGAGTCTTATCTTCAGCCATTGCACCTGGGCGAAGGCCTAACTGTGTCCAGAATCCATCAAGATCCTTTTGACAGAATGATTTCATATAACCAAGAGTCTCAACTGCAATTGCTCTGTCAGTGAATACTGTATCTCCTGATGGAGTCATAGTACAATCACCAGCTTGATATACAACTGAATCATCTAATAACTTTAATTCTTGAGATCCTTTGATCCCTTGTTGAATTGATAAATATTGTAATGTGCGAGCTTCAGTAACTGATCGTACAATCAAATCTTCTCTTTGCTCATCAACATACGCTGCAAGACCAGAAACATCCCAGTCAAATTTTCCTTTTAGATACTTTTTAAGTGACATTTTATTATTATTTATTACGTTTCAAAAACATTTGTCTGGCTGTCAAGTTGCCAACTTTACTGAATTTCTCAGCCTCTTTGGTTTCAACTGATGGTTGACCTTTAAAAGATTCGAATTCACTTTTTAAAGAGCTCAACTCATTTACCAAAGTTGTGTTATTTTCAGCAATAGCTTTGGTCATTTCTGCCAATCCTTCGACAGCTTTGGAGAATGCCTCCAGCTTTGCATTTACAATTGATTCAACTATCTCTGCACTCATTGACTCAGCAACTGGCATTGTAGTCTCTTCATTTATCTTAGCTATCACAGCTGTTGCTACATCATAAGCAACACCCATCTCAAGTCCTAATCTTTCAGCTATCACCTCAGTGATATCCTCCAACACTTGTGGTAACATCTCAGCAGAGATTGCTTGAAAGTCTGAGCTGGTTTCCTCAACGGCAACCTCTCCTTCACCTTCATTCACTCTCTCATCAATAACCTCAGTGATGATTCCTTCAGCATCAACGACAATAGAAACACCGGCAAGTTCACCACTCAATGAATGTGTGCCCTCTGGAGCTGGTATTCTTTCACCATCAGCAACAACAAACACTGGCATTCCAACCTCAAGAGCATCATACTCTATCACTGTCACACCATCTGTTAATGTTGCTTGTTCAAATGTCTCAACTGATTTTGAAAATTGTGCCTTCATTTCAGCAATCAATTCCTTAATAGTTTGCAAATCTTTGTTCATACTTTATTATAATTTATTGTTCGAAAATTCCTAATTCTTTTAGCTTAGCCTCTGACCATCTTTTTGCAGCAAGTCCTCCCCATAACAAATATGAGATTGTCCCACATGCAGATTGATCACTCTCATCATAATACTCCTCAGCTCTTGACAGATAAGAATACATTCTTTTGATGACAGCTACTGAGACAGTCTGACGATTAGCTAATGTTGTTGCTCTCAATCGGCCCACTCTTGTGGCACATTTACTTCCATACTTCTGATTGAGCTCAATTCCTTTCTTGGCATTGTTGCTCACAGCCTCTGGATAGTCATTGTAGAATGTGATATATTCCTGGACCTTCTTAAGCTCTTGATATATGGCTGTGAATTCATGCTCCCACCCTTTACCTGTCTCAAGCAATTGGAAGACTCCCTCAATTGAGAATCCTGTGAACATGCCAGCCTTGGCTGCATCATAGACATCCTTATTGGTTACCTTATAACTCACAATCCAAGAGCCATCATTCTCATCCTTGAATCTTTCTGGAGCTGTGAATCCTTTTGACTCATCAATTATGTAGCTCATGATCATATAGATTCCATCAACCACTCTCTTGCTGTCATGCTCAAGATTAACATTGTTGAAATTCTCTCTCCTTGCATAATCAAAGACAATATCCTTGATGGATGATGGAGAAAAGTTCACATAATACTCCTCACCAGTTTGAGGATCTCTTCTGAATATGGGTGTGTTCGCAGATATAGCAACTCCAGTGATGACTTGCTCCTCATCATTAAACTGATAAGCAATCTTTTTGGAGAATGTTTCAAATGATTTCTCATGTGCAGGATTGGCCACAAGGCTGTTGAATGATACTGTTGTTTCTGGATCATCCAAATCAATGATAATATCATACAGAGGTAGTTCTCTAATCATATATTATTATGTATTTTTGTTCGAAATGAAATTTGTTTATCCATACCACAGCAAAGCTGAGTCTGACTTTGAAATCAAGCAATCAATTGCAATGGTGCTCAGTGTATATCCTGATGCAGAGATATGGACTGTTGGCAAAGCTGTGTCTGGAATCAACAACATTCCTTGCACTCAACATAATAACATCAGAGGATGTGATGTGACCAATAGAATGCTAACCTTTGCCAAGCAAATCGGAGGAGATTTCATCTATATGAACAAAGATTTTTTTATCACTGAATCATGGCAGCCTCATGTGGCCATTAAGATGGGATCAATCATTGTCAATGATGACCATCCTCCACACACAAAGATTGCTCAATGCAATACTCTTGAATTCCTCAAGCATAACAACTTTACAGCCTACAATTTTGAGACACATACTCCATGTGTAATGAACAGCAAAAAGTTAATTGATCTATTCGACAACATCAACTGGCAGAATGATAACCATTTCATCAAATCAATCTATTGCAATGTGTACCAGGTACCTTCAAAGGATGGATTCAATTGCAAGGTCTCTGTCCCATCCATTGGCAAAGCTCAAGAATTGATTCTGCTCCAGGGATGTTTCTCCACTGGTGATGCATTCTGGAATAAGACTTGTGTTGAATGGATTAAAAGCTTGACTTAGCCTCTTGAACTTGCACCTTGTTTTGTGTGTTCGTGATGTCAGACTCAAGAACAACAACTTGTGATGTCATTGTCTGGAGTTGCTGTCCTTGTCCAAGTTGTGTCAAGTCAGTTGTCTGAGTATTGGTATTGGCTGTGAATGAACTTGCTCCAGCTCCACTCAATGATGCTCCTCCTCCTCCTGATAATTGTGGAGGTGTTGGTGCAGAGCCAGCTTGATACTTCTGATTCATGATGGCCATTGCCTGTGTGATACCAACCAATGATGCTGATGCAATTGCAAAGATACCAGCTGGTGATGGAGGAGGACCAAACTGAGCAATCCCTTTCACAATTGCTGATGCTGTGTCAATTCCAACTTGTGCCAATCTCAGAGCTTTGTCTCTTGCAAATTGTGCCTTCTTAATTTTCTCCTCTTCATTGAATGCCTTGAGCTCAATCTGATATTTTTGTTGTGCAAAGCTTTCCTCAATCTTAGCTTTTTGATCAGCTGTCAATCCTTCTCTATTAAGTTGAGCTTGTAAGTTTGCATCAAGATTGGCAAGGTCTGCCTCTCTATTTTCTGAAATCTTGTTGAGTCTTGCCTGGTCAATTTGATTGACAAACTCATTTATTTTCTTAAGCTCATCCAATCCTCTCTGAGCTCCCTCAATTGCAGCTGTTACTCCCTTGAGAGATTCCTCTCTTGCTTTGATTGCATTCTCTTTCTCTTGGTCAACATACTTTTTATCAAGGTCAGCTTTTTTCTTTCTGAAATCCTCATTGAGTTTCAACTGATAATCAAGATATTCCTCTTCACTGATGTTGCCATTCTTTAAATTCTCAGAGTTTATCTTCTCTTGCTCTTTGTACCACTCATCCAAATCAAGCAATTCATTCTCCTGGTCAGAATTCAAATATCTTTGCCACTTGTTTCTTAATTCTCTTTTTTTAGCCTCAGACTCAGCAATCTTATCAAGCTCCTCCTTGCTATATTTATTGACAATGGCAATCCTTTCAGCTGCCTCTTGTTCATCAATCTGTCTCAAGAGCTCAGCATTGTTATGAGCTTGGTCCCTCATCTTATCATATTTGATGGTTGACTCAAAGAGCTCCTTCTCTTGACCTTCTTTCATTAAGTCCAGACTCAATTGGAATTGCTCATCCTCAGCTTTGATTCTATCCTCATTTGCTTTACGCTCAATCTCAGCCAATCTCTCTGCCTCTTTCTTTGCCTCCTCTCTTCTCTTCTCAGCTCTTGCCTTGGCTTTATCAGCTCTCTCCTTTGCAGCATCTGCCTCAGCTTTTGTCTCTTCAATTCTCAATACATCAAGATCATCTTTGAGTTTCTTATTCTCTTTGTATTGTTCATTCTTATTTTTCTTGACTTCCTTCAATGATTTCTCAAGGTCTTTGACTCTATCCTCATCAACATTCTTCATGCTCTTGAGCAACTTAATCTCATCCTCATATGCTGCAATCTTTTGCTTTTGCAACTCAAGGATTGCTCTTCCTGATTTCAATGCGGCCTGGAGTTTTTTCTCCTCCATGTCCTCTGTATTCTTTCCAGCTGCCTGTGCCTTTCTTATCTCAAGAGCATAGCTTTCATCAACAGCTTGTGACCTCTTTTTTTCTGCTGATATCTTTTTATTAAGTTCTTTCTCTGTTGCATCAGTCCTGTCCTTAGCATTCTTTTTTATCTTAGCTGTGACCTCATCATCTTTAACTCCAAAGAATTCCAATGCTGAGATAATTCCTTTCATCAATGGGATGATTGGCAATAAGGCTGTGACCAATCCCTTTCCAACTGGACCAAGTTTGTCAAACCATTTAACAGCTTTTTGAACTGCCTCCTGTACCTTGTCAAAGTTAGCTATCAATAAACCAATAGCAACAACAATAGCTCCAATCCCTGTGGCAATCAATGCCAATCTGAATAACTTCATTGCTGTTGTGGATGCTGTTGTTGATGCAGCAAGACCAACATTTGCTCCTGTCTGAGCTTGTGTTGCTGCCACTCCAGCCAATGCCGGTGCAATGGAGCCAGTCATGATAAATTGCTTAGCTTTCTCAAGACCATTCCTCACTTGAATCCCAAGGATTGCCTCCTTATTCAAGTTGTTGGAAACAATACTCACAGCATTAACCAATCCCTGAACAGCTTGCAACTTGACCATGGTTTCTGTCAATGCCTCGGACTCAACACCAGTCAATGCAACTGCTGATTGAATTCCTTGGAAGGCCGCTGCTCCAGTCTCAACTCCTTTCAATGCCGTATCAACTCCAACAAAGTCAGATGACAATGCATTTGTCTGAGCCTTTAAATCTCCAATCTCATCCTTTAAACTCGCAGCATTCCTAATGGCTTGCTGTCCAATGGGAGTCTCCATTCCAGCTTGAGCTGCAATGTTCTGATATTCCTTCATTGTCTTGGTCATCTCCCTCATGGTGAGACCACCAGCCTCAACTCTGGCATTCAGTTCCTGGAGCTTTTGGTCAAAGGTATCAAGACCAGTTCCATCTGCTGCTGTTTGTTGTGTTGCCTTGAGATCTTGATTCAAGTCATTGACAGCTGCATCCATTGCCTGGATGTCCTGAACACTGTTGCCAGTATTGACCTTCAGTGAGAATACAACTGACTTCTCTGCCATTAGTTATTGACTTCGTATTTTGGAAGCTCTACATTGTTAACCCAGTCAATGATATCTTGATCATTCCAATCTGATGTATATGTGTATCCATTAAAGTCAACACCAAAGATTGTGGATGCAGTTGTGAGCAACACATTTGCTGTGCATGTTTTATTGATTATGTCATCAACTACTGTTGTGACTGTCACTGTTGGATTGATAATCTCAACATTGAACTGAGGAAATTTATAAGTTGCCATATTATGATAGTGTTGTTCCTGTTACTGTGAATGTTCTTACTGGAAAATAAGTATATGCTACTGATGATGTTTTAGTTGCTACATTCATTACACCTATATTATTTAAAATATATGCTGATGTAGTTGCATTTAAAACTGTTGTTGAACTCCAATAAACTCTTCCTGATGAAGATAAATTAAAAGGAGAATAATTTAATAAGTTATTTTGGTCATTAGCAAAATTCATTAAATTAAATATCTCTTTCATATTTGGCAATCTCCAGCCACTGGTAAAAGTTCCAACTGAATAAGAAAGTGAATTGTCAATAGCTTGATTCCAAGTATTACCTGTTGCAATTGCAACTCTGGAAATACCCAACACAGTTGCACCATCATAAGTTGACCAATCAATCACAATGTTGTTTGTATATGTTTGTGTTCCAAGTTCTGACGTGAATCTGTTTAAATTAGAGAAAGGATTCCTCTTGGCTAATGTTGTAAAGTTTGTAGCTCTTCCAGCCTCAAGATCACCATCATCGCCTGTCCGAAAACTAGTCTGCTGCCCACTTTTGATTAGTGTTGCACCAATAGGAAATGGCTTGCAAGTTAAATTAACAGCTGCTGGATAAGTTGAGTTTGTCTCATCTCCTTCTGTCAATGTTATGTCTGGCAATATCAACGACCCTCCAGACCCAACAGTTGTGTTGTATGTGGCATCACTGTTCTGCACAGATGCATCAGCACAGGCACCTCCACCTCCACCAATTTTAAAGTTCAATGCACTTATCATAGCACTAAGATAACTGATCCAGATGTTAATCTAACTGATGTAAATTTTGCACCATTCAATGGCCTGATGATTGCTCCAGATTTTACTGCTGTTGCTGTATCTTGAATGTACTCACTTGTGACATCTGCCTCAGAGATTTCAATGTGACTGAATAATGTATCCTCAAGAGCAACAATTGCATCACAACTCATAGTGACTGCATCTGTTCCGTTAACTATGAATGTGCCTTGAGCTGCTGATAGCACGCTTTGTGAATTTGCCATTTATATATATTTTTTGATTATCATGGGGGTGTGACTATGGTAGTTTGAATACCTTCTCCTTCTATTATGCGAATCAGTTCGACAACTGTTGATGTATTCTTGCCACTCTGATAGTCACTAACTTTGAGTAACCTATATACAACACCATCAATCTGAATTAAGTTTCTGAAATCAAGACTATTGATGTCTGATGCTCTGAGCATTACTGAGCATGTCACTTTCTTTCCATATCTTGATATCAATTCCTTGATAAACTTCTCATGATACAGATACAAGTTGTTGGTTGGATATGTTGGTGTGGACCAAAAGACATAGTCAGGAACACCAAAGTTAAAGTCAAATGATGGTGAATCCAAGTTGTCCAAGTGACCAACATAAGGATATGATGTCTCATTGTGTGGTATGCCATTCTCATCCACATGAATCCAATCTCCTGTCCTCAATCCTCCCAACTGCACAAGGAATGGCTTGCCTTTCTTTCTCTCAACTAAGCTGGTGCCATCCTCATTGAACTTAATCTGGAATACTCTTGGAACAGTTAAGTCAGTGAATGTTCCTGGTGATGTATCTGGAATGGTTGACAATAACTTCTGGCTGAATGGTAGCTTGAAATTTGTCTCATTGGTTGCAAATTGACTTTGACTCTCCACAATGAATGAGCCATATTGTTTCTGAACATCATCAAAATAACGGCCATTCCAATAATCATCATCTGTCTCAAAATTAAACTTATAATTCTTAGCACTAAAGTTGATGGTTGGCTCAATCTGAATCTCTTTGCTCCTGTCAAGTTTGTATGTCCAATCAATTGCATCACCACTGGATCTGTAAAAGTCACTCAATGGCTCAATCTCAAGAATGGTTGGATCAGCAACTGATGGCTTGACATAAAGATTGAATGCTGTGACAAGTCCTTTGAAGAATACATCACAAGTCATGTCTGGAAGGAATGCATCAAGATAGACTGTACCTCCAGCTGTCAATGATTGAGCTTGCTTTAATACATTTAAATCAGCTGTGTTGCTAATTACTTCAATTGAGATTCCATCATAGTTAGTTGGCCCTCCAAATATTTGAGGATTGATTAAATTAAACTCAAGATTGAAAGTTACTGCATCATTTATTAAAACGTTTATTTGTCTGGAATAATCAAATGAATAGCTTATTGAATAAGGAGCATTATTGTTCAATTGACCACTATAAACTACATCATTTGATATTAAGATATTATTCTTGTAAATCATCAATTTAACTTGATAACTTGCTGCCATTATTTGACCTCCATTGAATGTGTCAAATGTCAAGTCATGATCTCCAACATAATTGATATTAAACAATCCCTCACTTGCTGCAATAAATAACAATGGATCAGTTGTCTGAGCTTGACTCAGTAAATCTTGATTGACCGTACAATTATAAAAATCTGTTAATGTTAAATCATTAAGCAACCAAAAACCAGAACCAGCACCAAGTGAATAACCTTGTATTGATCCATTTATGACTGCTCCTGTTGTTAAATTGTTATTTTCAGTTGTGAATAAAGAATCATTATCAGCTTGTACTTGTGTAATGGTTGGCAAGTCCCCTCCAGGATAAGTCATCAACATTCTCTTGAATCTTTGACTCTCAAGGAATCTGCTGTTCCATGTGATGCCACAATAGTTGAAAGCTCTTGTCAATATATCATAACAGAATACCTGTGGAGGAATCTGCTCAACTTCAAAAGTGGAAGGTGTAGAACGCGTGAATCCGTAATCAATCAAGCCGTAATAATACCCTTTACCCTTCCACCCTTGAGAGTCCTGATTGCTCACAGGACTGCCATTGAATTGGATAGTCCCATTCCATGTATCTTGTTGGTTAGCGTATGTCAATGCATGATTGTACTCTGAATAACCAAGCTCATTTATTTTAATCTTTGTAAGTCTTGAGATATAGTCAATTGTGTCACTCACTAAGGTGATTTCAAATGACCATACTCCATCAATTAATTTGCAGCTCATTAATTGAGCCACACCATTGAACTCAAGCAAGCCATCTTGATAGTATTGACATTCAGCTTTTACACTTGGATCAAAGTCAACAAAGTTTGAATTAGTGCCAACAATGTTATCTGTTGATGATAAAGTATAGACACTCAACATCAGAGCTGTGTTGTTCTTGGTCCCTGGCAAAGTGATAGTCTTGGACTTGTTGCCTTTCCTTGCATTTAAATCCTTGATGTCACTGATGTTGAATGTCAATGGAAAAGGAGCATCTTGGCTGATGTCAACAAGCCTCCCGTTTATGAATAATTCTCCAGCCATTAGTTAAGTTGTGATGTATATGTGTATGTTCTCTCCAATGTAATCTGCTCTTGAATCAAGCCATCTCTCCTCCTTGTCTTGAATTGATAGCTTGTGTTGGTAACTTTCACCGGCTCAAATGCTGTCCCATTATCAACCTCAAGATATACTGATGGTGATTCAATCAAGCTCCTCACCAGCCATTGTTGAACACTCTGATAAATCCAGTCAGAATTCAATACCAACTGATCAGCTGCTGTCTTGGCAAAGTCAACCTTCTCACCTTGATACAATGGATATGTGTAGCTCGTATCATCCCAGACTCCTTTCTCTCTCTGATATCCATAGCTCTGTACTGTGGATGAATCTGTTGAGACCAGTGAAAAAGTGAATGAATCCCATACTCCGTATTTATTCAACCAATGCAATCGCCTTGTCTCATATCTCTTACAATCTCTGTCAAGGTAAATTCTGAACACTTCACCTCCTCCAGAATATATTCCTCCAGATTGTGTTCCTCTTGGTGTTAATTCATAATAGTAACAGTCATCAAAGTTTGCTTGTGTGATTGCAGTGTTGGCAATGATTGTCTGAGGAGATGCATCAACAACAGGAAATTGATTGGCTGTGAATGCCTCAGTATGTGCAACAATGATTGAGTTGTTGACATCAAACAATCTGTATCTCACTTGAAAGAAACCAGGATCACCATTCAAGATACCCATGAATAATCTCTCATCATCAGCAAGATAAAATTTTCTATCTCTTGGCCAATCAGTCAACCATGTGACTCCACTTCCAGAGTTTGGATTGCTTGATGATACTGCATGGTCAAGGTAGTCCCAAGCAATAAAGTCCTGATGTCTCAAGGCTGCATTGAATCCATACAAAGTTGAGCTTGTGTCACTGGCTTGAATCTGGGGAGTTGGACTTCCATACTTCTCATAGACAATAATATAGTACTCATTGATAGCCATATCATAGTAAGTCAACAGAGACCCATCCACAACCAATGGACTGGACAATGTACTCTGAACTGCCTCAGATACATCTATCCTCCCAAGAGTATTGAATTGCCGATATACCTCTTGAGTCAATCTCAATGTGCTGTTGACATACAACTCAACAACAAAGCTGAAATTAGGTTGTGCAGTCTCATCACTGCTGAAAGTGAACACCAATGGATTGCCAGCTGGTGCAATCAGTTGTGGTTGATCATATAGTGTTATTGCCATTCTTAGTAAAATTTATTTCAAATAATAAACCAGTGAGCTCTGCCAAGTCTCTGCCTATCCTCTCAAGGACACTATCATTGATGACATTCTCAGTGATTCTCTTTGGTTGCAATCCTCGCTGCTTGATGTTGGATGCCACAGCATATGCATGACTCATATCCAATCCTTTCCACTGACTGATGGCTGTTGCCATGTTGTGAGATACTCCAGGATAGTTGAATGAGAATTGACTGCCATAGTTGTTGGTGCCAACAGCATTGACTCCCTCATCAACAAATGGATAGTAATCTTCTGCCTCTAATCTGAATGACAGCTGTCCAGTTGGAACAGGAATGATTGACGCTGCCAAGGCTCCTGTGTTACTCGCAACTTTCTTTGTGTAATCTCTGAACTCCTCAGCAAGTTTGTTGGATAGCTCAATGATGAATCTGTCATAAGCATTCTTTGGTTGCTCAGCATCTTGAGCTGATATTCCAAAATCATCAAGAAAATCAAACTCTGCCATTGCTTAATATGCGTTTATGTTCGTTCTCATCCACTATCCTAAAGTAGTTCATCCAGAATAATGTTGTCACATAAGGCTGTTGTGTAATCTTTGCCACACTGAGTCCCATTTCTTTGGATAGTCTATGTATGATAGTGGTCCAGCCAAACCACTCTGAATCTTTAAGTCCTGTTCCATCATCATCATTTCCATCCTCTGTCTCGCCATCTGAATCCCTAATATAGCGAGCTTCCGCTTGTGAGATAAGTCCAAAAAAAAACTAAAGAAATTTAGAAACTCATCACCAGGGAAATGCTCCTTGAATTCCTTGTATCTGTTGTCATTAGGATTCAACACTCTGCCTCTGTCATCCTCTTGGCAATACTCCATCCCTTTCTCAAGATACATGATTGCCAATGCTTGACATGGATCCTGTGAGACATCCTCAATCAGTTTCAAGTCAATGATCTGACCAGTTGACACATGAGCAAAGTTTTTCTCAAATCGATATATCTTGCCATTCACTTCAATCTCTGACTTTGGCTCCTGGTATTTATAACTCACCAACAACTGGAGCATGTGATTGGCAGCAACTTGGATGGATTGGATATCTGCTCTCTTTATCTTGTTGATTGACTCACCACTGAATAGACTGAGCAACTGACATTGGAAGATTAACAACTGTGTGATGTCATCCTCCTTCTGTTCTTTCATTGCCTCAGCCATCATCAACCATCTGGTCATCTGCTCTGGTGTGCAGTCACTGATTTTGGTTGGTAGTTTTATGTCAAGTTGTTTCATCATACTCTCAAAGCCATATATCTTCCTCTGTTTGTGAATTCCTTTCTGCTGTGCCAAGCCAATGCAGTTGACATCACTCCATCATCATGCAATCCAGCTGGTGCAGAATAACTCACATTCCTGGTGTTCGGATTGTAAATATAGGAAAAATTATCAAGCTCATCAATCAACCTTTGCTCATTGATTATTGAGATAGCCTGTTGCTCAAATGCCACAGCCAAATCCTCAATGATGATTGGCTTTGTTTTGGAGCTTGTCACAAATGGATGGATGAGATTCTTGCACCTTGATTGGAGCATCTCATAGAACACATCACCTTGATTGTTGACCTCAACCAATGTCACAGCATTGTATTGCTTAATCAACTCAGCAACCTTGTCAATGATCCTGGTCCATTCATCATGTCTCCATCTGTGAGCTGTCACCATCTGGCCATCTTGATTGAGGATTGACAGAACAGTGTAGTCATCAGCTCGACCAATGTCAAGGCCAGCGAACATCTTTGGAGTCTTGGATGCTGAGCCAATGCACTCATGAACATTCTTGAATATACCAGATGCATTGTCAATGAACTCAGCTAAGTACTCCTGTCTGAACACATAGTCAGGCAGTGACCTCTTTCTCTCATCCAACTCCCTTGGATCAATCATTGGATTGTCATAAGAGGAATAATGAAAGTAAGCATAGCGATCATCATAGTTTGGTTGCATGCACAATCTATGAAAGTGATTCTTTCCTTTTGGTGTTGATATGAAGATAATCTTCTTTCCTTTGACCAAGACAGTTGCACTCAAGACCTCATCCCAAAGCTCTGGTCTTGTGAAGGCCATCTCATCCACAACCATATAGTCGAAGGTGTTACCTCGGATGTTATCTGGTCTCTCACCTGAAAAGAATTCAATGGTTGAGCCAAAGCCATTCACCATCAGATCTGACCTATTGAAATTAAACAAGCCACTCTTTGCAACTGCTCTCTCAAGATCAGCAAAGACTTTCTTTCCTTGCTTATAAACTGGAGTAACCCAAGCTATGCGACAGCCTTTATCATTGATGGCCCAGTATAGTAGTTGATTGATTCCAAGCAAGGTCTTGCCAAACTGCCTCCCAATGTTGAGAGCATAATACTTCTCATGGCCATGGTTAATGGCATCATGAATCTCTCGTTGTTTGTCATGTGGTTTATAACCTTTGACTGTACTCATTCAAAGTCGAACTTCTCTACATTCTTAGTCTCAAGCTGTTGCCTGTCATGCATACCAAGTCTATTCTTAGCATAGAATATACCTTTGCCTTCGTTACCAACAATGTCAATGGCAAGGCCTTTGAATAGGTCATCTATTTTTTTAATAGTGTCGGACTTTAGTTTATTATCTGAATTCAACCAAGCATAATAAGTATCTCTATGAATAGTCTTATCCTTTCTGACAATAGGAATCCAAATCCTAAGGAAATAGTCTATTGTTGGAATATGTCTATCCAATACCATTACGATATCTCCTTTATTAGATATCATTTCTTTCTTGTGGTTAAGACACTCCTCAATATAGATATGAGCAAGTTCCTCCAGATGTATTATAAATTCATCGGAATATGCCATTGTTCTTATTATATATTATTGTTCGATTATTTACAATACTTAACATAGAATGTGTATGGTAGTACTTTCATCTTAGTTAGAAACCACAGGAGAGCTCTGTACTTTTTAAAGTCATATCTATCAAATTCTGACCTGTCTCTCTTTCTGATGTTCACCAGTCTCAGCATCCTTTCTGCACTTGAGCCAAGTTTAGTGATGTCAAACTCTGACTTGATGTTGAACTGCTCCATGGCTTGCTCTTTGGTTAGCTTGCCACTTCTCACTTGAGCTGCAAGATAAACAATCCGTTTGTCAATGGCAAACTTCTCTGGTAATAGGAATGAGCCAACAAATTCAGTGTAAACATTCTCACAATGCTTGCCACCATAATCTTGCCAGTTGATGAGTCTCTTCATTTCAGCCTCCATTGTATCTCTGTCAAATCCATAGTGAAATGGTCTCACATTCTTGATACCCATTGCAGCATAGAATAGCTGGTCTTTGAAAGTGAATAGAGGATAGTTCTGGAGTCTGAGTCCAGAGTATTTGTTGTAAACTGATTGGATATACTTAGCATCCATATAAGTCCATCCCTTTGGTGTTGAGCCTTCAGTTCTGAAATCATGACCATTGAGAATATACTTGATGTTGTACTTGAATGCTGTGTCATACATCAGCTTTGTCATTGCTATGTCGTTTGGAATATCAGCATCTGGAGTCCCAGCCCAAAGGAATGCATCATTGAGTCTATCATACTCCTCCTTATTCACAGTATATGTGATTGAGTCAACTCCGAGAATCTTCACCAATTGACTCATGTTGTGAACAGCCTCTGGAGCATTCCAGTGATTGTCAAAGTGAATGACCAATGGCTTGAGATTCCAATACTTGACAGCTGTGTATAGTAGAGTTGATGAGTCAATCCCTCCAGAGATACCCATGATGCAGTCATAGGTCTTGTCTTGACCTTTTGCTTTTATCTCTCTGATGAGATGCTTAAGCTCATGAGGATTGGCTTGTCTCTCAAGGTCATCATGTAGGTCACAGTATTCGCATTGTTCAGGACCAATTGTTGCAATGGTCTCATCAAATAAACAGCGTTGACATTCTTTCATAGTTAACAAAGTTATGATAAATTTTACTAATATACGAATTCTCAGCATGCCGAGTTGAATACTCTCTCATGATTGACTGACAGATATCATCCACTGATTGCCAAGGAATTGATGCTGGAAGATCACCATTATAAATTGACCTCCTCCCCATGAGACCCATCTCAATGTTGGTGTTTGGACAGCCATCATGAGGAGTTAGTCTGAGATTGAGAAAGCAATGAGAGTAAACTTGATAGAGCTCTGACTTTGTGAATGTATCATGACCAGCTCTGATGATTGGAATGTTGATTCTTTCTCTTATTTCGTTGATAAGTTGCTCACCATAATACTCTGGAGCATTACCAGAATACCAGAATATCTTGTCACCATTTGAGATACAAGGCCACTGATCAGGATTGACTGCATTGATTGGACACCAAATTGCCTCAATACCTTTGGATGCAAGAGTCTCAAGTACTTGTTGACTCACAGCAATGTTGACTGAGTCCTTTACAAACTTTATCCAATCCTCTGGAAGATCCTTGGCATCTGATCCAAACCAAACAATTGTGCTCCCTCCGAGATGTGTTGCCAATGTCTCAAGATCTTCCTGTCTATACATGCCCATGAACACTGTGTCCCATGTTGCAACATTGTATGGTGTTAAATTGTATTTTTCAATGAGTCCTTTGTCAAGTCCAGCAAGTGATTCTGAGATATGTGCTTGCATTATAATAGTTGTTTAAGTTCGTTAAATTCTTTCTCCAGGATTGAGACATCACATCTCACTGACTTGAGAGCTCCTGACCAATGGTCAGTAAACTTATGCTTGTTATTCCATTTGTTTGTTGAGATGGATAGTAGTTGAACTGAGTTGTCACATTCCAAGATTCCAATGTCTTGATTTGATTTGATTGCCTTGAGCCACATGGACCAATCAAGACCAGAGCTGAGTTGTGGATTGAATGGAGTCCAGTTGATAGTCTCAAGGAATTCTCTGTTAAGAAAGCGACCAATGCCTATTGGCTCATTCTTTCTCATCGAGTCATGATATCCTTTCCAATGCACCAGTCTGATATGGTCAGAGACATCAGCAAAGTGACAGCCAAGCATTCCAATCATTCCAAAGTCTTTGCTGTGCTCCTTGCATCTTTGAATGTATCCATCACTGCACCAATCAGATGAGCCCATAAATATCACAGCATCTGCATTGTAATTCTTTGATGCGTTAAATCCTTTGTTCCATTTGTAGCCAAGAGGATCATTGTCAATGGAGATAAATTCAACATCCATTTGCTTTGCAATATCCATAGCCTCTCTCTCATGCCCTAAAACAATCGGTGTGACTCCTTGCCTCTTAAGTCTTGAGATAGTTAATCTGACAAGAGGAAATCGACCAAATACAGGTATCGGAGCTGTGACTATCATTGCTTGATTCCAATAAAGTGAATCTTAGGATTGAGTTGCTCACCTTCATTGACTGATGTCAAGAGCTTGCTCATTCCATTACGGATGCAAGTTGCACATCCAATGTTGAGCTTGCCATGACCAGCAAATTTGTACCAAGCACTGAGCTCTTTTTTCAATGGAGCATTCAAAGAGAAGGATCTTGTCTTTGAGAATCTGTCCACTTGTTGCAATAGTTCATCACTTACTTTCATAGTATCTCCTCTCCTGTTAATGAATAATATAAATTTTGTAGTTCATGAAGATATTGTATGTGCTTATCCATCATTCCTCTTTCTCTTAGTTCATAAAAATAACCAATTCCAGTTGCTCCTTTATCATCACCCCATTCAGTTTCCCAAAGAGCAAATCCATTAAAATACCAAGTATCAACCGCAAATTCAAATCCTATCTTTAATAACCATTCTTTTGTTAATGGGATTGCCTTAAAATCTTCAATATCTCTTTCAGCAAAATGTGAACTTTGGATTAAACCATCCCAAATACAAAATCCCTCTACTACTGTTATACCCATTCCTAATGGAGATATGTAGTTACCTATCCTTAAATCACTTACTTTCATAGATCAGTATTAAGTCAGATAATAGATAAGTAATGAATGCCAAGCCAATCAGATGCCAATCAAAGAATGATGCAGCAATGACTGCTATCCAGAAGGATAGACAGCTCTGACAGCTGAATGGTTTCATATCAGGAAGATTGAAGCTCTGGAGAGCTCTCGCAAATCCTATTGGTAAAAGTATTATAATCAGATAAATCATATTTGAATTGTTTGATTGCTAAGTGAATTGTGTCAAGACTTATTCCTGTTAAGGTCCTTATCTCTCTGTATGTCATCCCCATCAGATGCATCTTTGTGATTTCCTTCGTGAACATCTTCTGATCATCTTCAGGACTCTGATGAAGATAGTCATCCAAGAGCTCCTGTGCTTTTGTGACTTGGTAGCTCTCATCATCTGATTGTCTTGAGTCCATATCTGGAAGGTCATCGTATGTCTTGAATAACTTATTGAATGTGGAATCTCTCCAGTTGTACTGGTTGTAAGCGTATCTGGCAAAGACTCTTGGAAGGTCCTCTTCTCTGATGCTAAGCTCATGCACCAATAGATAGACGTGGCTGACCAAGTCTGAAGATATTGGATTCCCTCCAGTGATCTTACTGGCAATGAGATAGGCTTCTTTCTTCCAAAATTCCACATTGCTAAGTTATGATATTTTAGAATACCATTTGAACCATTTGATGTAAAAGTCCTCAGATACCTTTGACTCATTCATGAATCTCCAAAGCTGAGTTGTATTCACTCCGATATCTTCAGCAATGTGGATCTGTTTATATCGATTGCTTATTCGTGATTTTGTTTCTCTTATCATCCATTGCTTGATGTTGTCATCTGGACTCTTGAGATAGATTGTTATGGTTTTCATTTTTTAAATCTTATTAATAGCAACCAGAATGAAGTTAGTGCTATGAACGTGAATACTCCAATGGCTCCAAAAAAATAATAAAGTCCATAATAGAACAACCCTATTCCCGCAATTAGCAAGAATAGGGATAGAATCCAAATAGTTATATCTTTCATTAGAATAATGTTGATTCAATTTTAAAAGCATTCAGCTTGTTGTAATACTTTCCATTGTATTCATTTCCTCTGATGTCAAAAGACACCTCAACCTCTTCTCCAATGTTGATGCCATTGAGCTGAGCCATGTTATTATTTGAGATTTGAAAGTTGATTGATTGAGGATATTTCTCATCTTGAGTCTGAATGACAAACTCTTTCAATGTGAACTTC